TATCTAAATTCCCGCGCTTAACCCACCCGCTCCAAGTCCAAGTCTGGCGATTACCCGCAGAGGCAGGAGTACGGCTCAGATACGCACTGTCGTCGTCGTTAAAGCGTAGGGAGTCGTCGATGGTAGCCAGGGCGCCACCAGTGGCGAACGTCACCGTGTCGCTGGCACCAGCAGCCGTGATCTCGTAGACGTTGAAGTCATCGAGGGGGATGTAGTTATACACAACGCCAGCAGAGAACTCTGCGACAACAGAGCTGGGGACGCGGATGATTACAACGCCAGAGCCACCTGAGCCGCCGCCAGTCCATGAAGCTATTCCTGATGTTCCAGCGTGCCCTGCACCACCACCTCCGCCCGTATTGGCGGTTCCTGAAGTGCCAATTACTCCTGATGCGCCAGCAGAACCACCGCCTCCTGTACCGCCTGCTCCGGGGGTTCCGGCGGAGTAAACACCACCTCCACCGCCGCCAGCGCGGAAGGTATTAGTGCCTGTGATAATTGAAGATAAACCGGCACCACCGGCCCCACCTGTGCTTGATGTGCCATTCCCGCCTACAGCGCCTGCACCGCCACCACCACCACCGCCGTAGTAAGGCGGGGAACCGAAAGACGCGCCACCATCATTACCTTGAGGGGGAGAAGTAGCTGGGACGTTTCCAGAACCACCCACGCCACCAGCGGCGGTATAACCTGCGCCACCGCCGGAACCACCATCTAGGCCAGTTGAGTTAGGCTCATAATAAGCTCCGCCACCGCCACCGGCAGACGTAACGCTGCTAAAAACAGAATCAACGCCGTTGCCACCGTACGCGCCTGTTGCTGCTGCCCCGCCCGCCCCACCGGCTCCTACCGTAACCGTGTAAGGCGTGCCAAGAGCAATGCTAAGGTCTGAAGCAGCTCGATAACCGCCGGCGCCACCACCACCGTAAGCAGAAGCCCCACCACCTGCGCCAGCGATAACGAGGTACTCGGCAGTCAGAGCTACCGGAGGAGTTCCGCCTCCGCCAGTGCTACGGCGACGGCGTTGAAGAGCGGCGTTAGACGGCATTGTTCCCTCGCAGCACAAGGATAACGTCTACATCGTCTCCAGTGCCGCCAACGATTGCCGGGCGGAAGTACACCGAAGACAGAGTAATTTCATGGATCGCGTTAGCCGTTACGCTGATCTCGGTGTTAAACATGTCAACGGCGTTGAACCAATTAACGCCATCGTTGCTGTGCTGTAGCGTTACAGTCGCGCCCCCGAAGGTGCCAGCAATCTGCACGGATGCCGCCAGCCCATACTGCTGACGCGAAGTGAACTCATTCACGGTATCGCCAGTAGCCAGCGCCTCCCAAATCACGCGGGGGACATTAGGAACGGCGTTGCTAAATACGGGGCTAACGGTAGCCATGGGCGACCTCCAGTGTGGGCTACGGCCTTATTACCACGATTGTACAGCAAAAAGAAGCCCCGGGGGAGAACCGGGGCTTAGGTACTGCAGGAGAGCGAGGAGAGATAGTGACAACTGCAAGGCGAATATATCAAGTCCACCCAGACGCCGCAATACGCTTGATCTCCCGGCGTTGAGGCATATAGGCACCTTCGCCCGCGTTGGCAATATGCAGCATGAGGTACTGCAGCGCTTCCGCAACGTGGGAGTGTTTGTTCTTCTCAATCACCCCGTCCTGCTTCATCTTGTAGCGGTAGCCCCCCATCATGGCTGACTTAAGCTGCGTGCAGCCCGGGTCCATGAGGAACCCCGAGTCGCCGTCTACCTGCCGCATGAGGAACTCGTCCACGGCGTTGACCCGCGCTGAGATGTTGTTCGTCTTGGCCGGGATGACCCGAAAGCCCTCGGCCTTGATAATGTCCACGGCGCTGCGCTCGTCCGTCTGCGCCCGCTGCACCCCAGCCGGGTCCGTCACGATAAGCACGGGAGCCCCGGGGTACTTTTCATAGAGCATGGGCTTGAGTACCGTGCGGATAAACCGTTGTACCCCCATGTCGAAGCTCACCGCCTCACCGAAGATGAGCGCCCGCCCGCGCGGGTCCTGCTGCCCAATCACGGCAGCCGGTGTAAGCCCCAGGTCCATGCCCACCACAAGAGGTCGCACCCCGTTGACGATGGGCCGCAGGGGAGAAGTCGCCATGTGATAGTCCGGCCTGAAGTATTTGTACACCGGCGTCCCGGCGCTGCTGAGCCCGTACTCCCCGTCGATGTATACGCGGATGTACTCTTCGCTCCGACCCTGGGTGTCGTAGTACCCATCGGGCAGGTTCTCCACGTTCTCCGCATGGACACTGCGCCCGGACGGCTGCTTGTACACTGCCCATCCGTTGTCGTTGTGGCTAATGCCATCGGCGGGGTCGAGCCCCTCCATCTGGTAATACCACCAAGTATCCATGGTCGGCGGGTTAGTATCCGCCCACATCCCATGCCAGCTTGGCCCCCCGTCCTTGTTAGACGGAAAGCGACCCACCCGCTTGGACATGGCGTCCACGATCTCCGAGGCGATGTCCCGACACTCGTTGAACCACGCGAAGGTAAGCTCCAAGGAGTTGAGGTTTGCTACATCGTCCGCGTCGTCGAGGGCCCGGAACATAATCTCGCACTCAACGTCGCCCACCTCAAAGAAATAGGTCTTGGTGGTGCGCATGTAGCGACCGCACTGCCCCGGCGGGAACCAGTCGAGGAAGGTTTTAATCGTCGTATCCTGAAGCTGCCGCACCGTTTGCCGCACCACCGCGCAGCGACTGCGCCGCTTGCCCGTCTGGTCCGGCTCCTGCATGGACGCCCGGCGCACAATCTCAAAGCTGCAGGTCACGGACTTGCCCGACCCTACGGGGCCCATGAGCACCCGCATCTTGGAGTTATCCTCCATGAACTTGGCGCCGGTCGGCGGCGGGGTGTAGTCAATATCTAGGGCCACGGGTGGTCCTCTACAAGCATGTAAATAAACTCACGCCCGTACTTCCGCGTGTTGTTGATCTTGCTCCGGTAGGACAGGGTGTACTTCGCCATGAGCCGCTCAAAGAGGCCAGCCTCATGGATCGTCTTCAATCTTACTGCGCGGTGCCCTTCGTACTTGCTGTTAAACAACCTCAGAATACTCAATGGCATCTACGGCGTCCGCCTCTGTGGTGGCCTCTATGGTCCGTGCGTCCTGCGGCTTATTCCCCAGGTTGATGGTAATGCGCACCCCACCCGCGCTGCCTTCGGAGTTGTCGTCGTTCTTGGGCTCCAGCCCCGCCCACTTCACCGTGGACTTGATCAGGTCCGCCTTCACGGACGGCGACACACCCGGGTCGTGGATCAACAGGTAGGAAGTGGTAAGAAGTTCCTCCGCCTGCGCACGCGCCTTGAGCCTGAAGGTCATGCCCTTCTCGCGCACCTCGTCCCGGTAGTGCTCCACCTTCTTGAGAAACACCGGGTCCTGGCGGAACTGCAGCAGTTCGCTTGCACTTAAGCTGTGGCGCCCCATCACCTCTTGCATGGTCTCGCCACTGCCCTCCAACGTCAGGGCAACGTCAAAGGCTAGGCGATCCGACCACTTGGTGTGCTTGAGGGGCGATGTGTCCATCAGCTCAGGTGTTCCTTGATCGAAGCCTCCATGGCTTCTTCTGTAAAGTAAGATGGGGTTATATCTAACACATTGTTCTTTGGATAGGAACCAGGGGCGGTGATTAGGTTGCGGAGGAAGAAGCAGGGTATGTCGAGGGCTACAAAGGCGTGGAGGGGATATTCGTCGGGGCGTTTGAGATTGAAGCGGTAGCGTTCTGAGTAGTAAATCTTTCCGGCTCTTTTGACATTCTGGGTCTTCTGGACTTTTGTCGTGGCCTTGACCTGTATGGGGACTGGTATGCCACTGGGTGTCACGGCGAGGAGGTCAAAGCCCTTGGTGTTTGCGTGGATGATAGTTACCCCACGACTCTCCAACTGGTAAGCCACGAAGTATTCGCCCGCGTTCCCGATGTTCTGTCGCGTTATGTCCACAGCTTACCCCCCTCAGGGTCGGCCCATTATACAACTAAAGTAGTTGTGGTGTGAGTGATGGGGGGCGGAGCTAACTTTACACTTGGTTTTTTCGGGTCGTGTTATGCGAGGTTTACTACACTACGGGGGGGCGTCCGTTTGCCGATCCATGTACCCCCCTCCCCCCTCGCGCGGGGCGAAGCCCTAGGGCCCAGGCTGCAAGCCTTACAGGGCCCCGAACTTGACGTTTCTGTCAGGTTATGCTGGTCTGGAATCACTGGCTAGCGACCTCCTTGAAGAGACAAGCCGCCAGGACCTAGGCCCCCTGACAGTGGATCGACCTAGAGGAACAAGGTAGTACCTTACACTCATTCTACTGGAGACATAATATGTCTAAGAAAGTTGATGGATCGGTTTGGATTGGTGTTGCTGTGTCCGACATGCCCGAGGGTCTGCGTGAGAAGTACAACGCATGGCGCGAGGCTTACAACACCATGCGAGAGTACAAGGAAGCCTTCAAGGACGGCTACACGGCCATGTTCGTAGCACAGAACGGGCCACTGCCGGACGGCAAGGTTATCAAATACTCTTTGGACTCTCCGTACAACCTGCGCGACCGCAAGGTCGGCATGTCGATTGGCGACGCGTCCACGCCCAAGGCTAGCAAGCCGAAGGCTGACAACCCCTTCCAACTGAAGTAAGTGACCAGGGCGCCCGCAAGGGCGCCCTTCCAAACCGGAGAGATACCATGCTTCCTAGAAACTTTCACCGTCTGCCTGTATATCGTCAGGTTCCTATGTTCATTGCCAGGGCTTCGCTCGCCGATTGGGCTCCAATTCTCTTGGCTGTCGGCGCGTTCCTGTTCCTGGGACTGGTTGGGAACCTCGCGTACGAGGACGCAGTGTCCGAGGACGCGCATTACACCGATATGGTATGCAACGGGTACTGGCCAGACTATCAACAACGCAAGCCAGTGTGTGAATGACCACGAGGGGCGTCCGCAAGGGCGCCTTCTCTCTTAAATTTTTTACTAATAAACTGCCATACGTCGGGGGTTCATAGCTTGTAAGGTTCGCAATAGCGCGCGCTTTACGTCAAATTGGGGGTGTTTTAGGCTAACCTGACATAATCTAACTATACACGCAACAATCTACGTTGTAACTAGACGCTTTGACCCGGAATTTAGATCGTAAAAACTTACACATTTTTACTGTCAAGTTATTGTGGAAGCGCCACGGAATCAACCACTTACGAGAGAGGATGTATAGTACTAAACCATACAAATAATCTAGTTGATATAGATAATCTACGTTTTTTTAATAGGTTCCCCCCAAAATTTTTTCTCCTGGCCCATGTAAGGTGAAGACATAAAGAATTTTAGCGCCACATTATCTCAAAAAACGTAGATCGTTTAGATCGTAACCCCCATTTCCCTTAACTATCAAGTACTTGCACGATCTATTTTGCGATCTAAATTCCCCACTTTACATAGATTGTTGTATGTACAGTTAGATTATTCGCGCGCGGTGTCCTAGGCGGCGACCCCAGACTTGACATTTCCGGCGGGCCGGGCTAGCCTGGAGATCGAGTCGGGCCTCCCGACTTGTTTACATATACATTGAAACCTTACTAGGTGGAGTATACTATGGCTATCGCATTGTCAACTTCCAACGCGACGTACTCTGCGGAGTACCTGTCTCAAACTGTTGTACACATCCACTCTCGTGGTGAGTACCTTGGTACTGCAGTCCTTCTCCCCATTGGTTTGGTGTTCAACCAAGCCAAGTACTACACCGAAGACACTGAGCTTCTGCCCATTGAGAATTACATTGTGCCGCTGGACTTTACAGACACTATCCCCGTGTCTCGTCTTCACGAACTGCTTGAGTGGTATGAACAGGAGGCAGCGTAATGGCTAACTACGTTCCTGGCACTCGTGCCCGTCGATATGTACAGCATAATCTGGACTTTACAAACTCTAGCAAGTCCCTTGCTGGTACCTACATCCCTTCCGAACAACTTTACGCCGTCACTTCCTACGATCATTGGTTCCTGTTTATCTACAGCGACATCACCGGCCAATGGTACGAGTGCAGTGACAAGTACAGCGTAACCACCAGCAAGCACCATAGTCAGACTCACCCCCTGACTGACACCATCAAGCTGACCCAGAGCCAGATGACGTACCTTTACCGTTTCGGCCCCATGGCCCTCACCAAGTACCGCCTAACGGCATAACCAAGGAGCACTACCTATGAACTCAATGAAGCTGCGTCTGTTCGCTATCCGGACTGCCAGTGGACAGCTACTCAAGGGGGAGGATGGTTCTCCCCTGTACTTCGGCGATAAGCGGGTGGCTAAGGCCACCCGGGACAAGCAGGCAACTGAGTCCCAACCACTTTACATAACCTTTGGCCCTGACCATAAGCGAGGACAACGCTAATGCGAGCTACCTACCTGAAGCGTCTCATCAAGACGACCCAACCTACCCTCCGCCCTCTGTGCATTGAGGGTCCCCCTGGCGGTGGCAAAACCAGTGTGGTTGAGCAGTGCGCCAAGGAACTGGAGCTGCCCATCATCGTCAGACATCTTCCCACCATGCTGGTGGAAGACTTCGGGGTGCCTGACATCACCACCACACCCATGGCTTACAAAGTTCCGGGTTGGTTCCCTGATGCTGCTGACCCTGACACTCCCGAGGCTGGCATCCTGCTGTTTGACGACCGCAACCAAGCTGACGCTTCCCTGCAGAAAGTACTGGCTAACATTACACAAGCCAGGGAGTTGCACGGTCACAAGCTGCCTGACGGCTGGCGTGTCATGAGCACTGGGAACCGCCAGTCTGACCGTGCTGGTTCCAACCGTGTGCTTAGCCACCTCCGTGATCGTGAGACTGTGCTGGAGCTGGAGACTCATCTCGATGACTGGTGTGCCTATGCCATGGACCAGGGCTGTGCCCCTGAGGTCATTACCTTCCTACGCTTTCGGCCTGGGTTGCTCCATGACTTCGACCCTCAGCGTGACGTATCACCAACCCCACGGTCCTGGCTGGAGGGTGTGAGCCCCATGGTGGGCATGCTCAGTCCCGAGACTGAGTACGAGTATTACAAGGGCACCATCGGTGAGGGTGCAGCGGCTGAGTTCAGTGGGTTCCTCAAGATTGCCCGTAAGCTGCCTAACCCTGACAGTATCCTGCTCAACCCCGAGACTGCTGACGTACCGACCGACCCTGCTACCTGCTATGCCCTGGCTGGTGCCTTGGCTCAACGGTCAACCACCAACAACTTTGCCAAGGTCATTACCTACGTCAGCCGCATGGCTCCAGAGTTCTCAGTGCTTACCGTCTCCATGGCGGTGCGCCGTGACGACGACCTGACCGACACGCAAGCCTTTACCCAGTGGAGCATCGCCCATCAAGAGGTGCTGTTCTAACAACCCAACGAGTGGAGAATACGATGAAACTCAGTGACAAAGCTGTGCTAGTAACCCTGTCCATATCCCAGTGGGCAGGCCGTAAGCGTGACAAAACCGTAGAGGCTGAGATCAACCAGCTTACGGGGTCCAGCAGCAACACGGGGCGCTATATCAAAGACCTGCTCCCTGGTGACAACTTGCTGGGACGTATCCATGAGCGTACCAACATGCTCCGCACTGCGTTCTATGAGAACACCCTGCCCTGGGGTAAGCGCGGTGAGTACCTGCTGCCTACCAAAAACTACCTGGGGTTTACCCAGTGGTACCGGGAGCAGGAGGCTGACTGGAAGCGTGATGCCGAGGCGTTTGTGGATAACTATGTGGATAACTACGACGCTGTGCTCATGCTTGCACAACAGAGACTCCGTAGCAGCTTTAAGTTATCGGACTATCCTGACCCGCAAGTGATGGTGGATAAGTTCTCCATTGGTATGAGTGTGGCCCCGGTGCCGGACCATGACTTCCGTAACCTCGACGTTAGCGAGGCTGAGCGTGCTGCCATCGCTCAAGAAGTTCAGGCACAAGTGACTGCTGCCCAGCAGACTGCCATGGACGACGCATGGAAACGGCTCCACGACCAGCTTAGCCGCATCGCTACCAAGCTTGATGATCCTGCTGGAATCTTCAGGGACTCCATGATTGGGAATATGCGAGAGCTGTGTGACCTGCTGCCCCGGCTCAACTTTACCGACGATCCCAACCTTGACCGCATGGCGTCGGACATCAGACAGCGCATCGCTGCCTACCACCCTGATGCTTTGCGGAATGACCCGGACCTTCGCCGCGATACTGCAGCGGAGGCCAACAACCTGCTGAATGCCATGGGTGCATTCATGGGAGGAGTGTGATGAGCGTAGCAACTGCAATGACTGGGGCCTCTTCGGAGGCCCTCAACCTCAAGCTGTCCAAGGCCAAGACTGCCCTGCTGCTGGAGCATCCGTTCTTCGGGGCGCTGTGTATGAACATGCCCTTTCGCTTCAGCGACCAGGTGAAGACGGCTGCAACCAACGGCAAAGAAGTTTTGTTTAACCCGGAGTTTGTCGACGGCCTGGACCATGACGAGCTGGTGTTCCTTGTGGCCCATGAGATCGGCCACCCCATGCTTGACCATATCTTCCGCCGTGGTGAGCGTGACCACAGCAAGTGGAACGTGGCCTGTGACTATGTGCTTAACCACATCCTTGTGGCTGAGAAAGTGGGCCGCATGCCCAAGGTTGGGCTCTACGATGACGCCCTGTATCAGCAGTGCGACGGCCTAGCCGAGAAGGTTTACGGTGCCCTGCCTGACGATGACGGCCATGGTCCAGGCCAAGGCCCTGGCGGTGCGCTTGATGACTGCCAAGACGCCCCTGGTGGCAACGCTGAGACAGCGGAACTGGAAGCGCAGTGGAAGGTGCAGGTTGCCCAAGCTGCTCAGGCTGCCAAGATGATGGGCAAGCTCAGTGCTGGCCTACAGCGTTTCGTCGATGACCTGCTCAGTCCCAAGGTCAACTGGGCTGACGTACTGCAGCGCTTCCTTGTTCGTGCCAAGCACGATGAGCGTACCTTTGCTCGACCCAACCGACGCTTTGCTCAGCAGAGCCTGTACCTGCCCAGTGTTGACGGCGAACGCATGGGACCGCTGGTGTTTGC